TGGTGAGAGGAAATTTCCGGTACCGTTTTCCCCGGGCATGGTTTGGTAGGACTAAACAAAAGTTCAGTATTACTAAACACGCCGGGTGAGGCACCGGAACATTCAGTTGAGTTTGGACACGGTACGGGGCATTTTGCAGCAGGCCAGCCACGCTACTTAATATATTAAGCTGATCAGTCCGAGGCCGGCTGGGGCGGAATTAATTTTTAAATAAGCCCCGTTTCTTAAATCTTAATTCTACGCATTTTTCGGATTTTTCATCCCAATATACAATATTCTGTATAATGTATTCACCCTCTACCTTATGTGTAAAATTCACGTGTTTATGGCCTAACATGAGGATATCGGCAAGAACTCCGTAGGGTGTTTTGTCTTGACCTAATAGTAATGGTACTGGGATATAAATTTCGTCAACAATTTGAACATACCATGTATTTTTTAACATAAATTTCTCCTTTAATAAAAAGTGCGGACGGTATAAGTAGCCAACCCCGGTCATTACCCCTGTTCTGCTCTGGCGATATCTTTCAACCGTAATGTCCAGCACAGTGAGTTGATTTAACTTATCCGTCCACAATATAAGTATAACATAATTACGGACGGATTACAAATGGATGTTTTTCTAACACAATTCCGCCTTTAACATGGCAAGGAATGAGTTTTTCTCCGCTTGTGAAACCGACTTTAAATTTCTTGAAACTTACTGTCTTCTTAATGTTGTCAGGCATACCAGCACATTTAATATTTTTCATGTAATATTGTCCTTGATGTTTATAAACAAAAGCGCCTTGATCGTTTTTTCTTAGTTTTTCGGCTTCTCCTTCATCAATTTTAATGATTTCCATGTAGGTTTTTGCTCGAATGAAACGGGCTTTTTCAAAAGTGCTTTCATGCTTCCACGCACCTAATCGGCTTTCATGGATATCAATATCTGGGATTTGATCTTCGACGAGGTGAATACTGTCTGTATCACAATAAATAATACGGTCATACAATTTTTGAGCTGTACGTATGGTTACGTTTCGGGCGTAGGCAGTAATGAAACTGGCAAGTGGAATATAAATTGGGTCACTTAGTTCCTGATCAGTCACTTTCACTTGTTCCCCGTTTTCGTTTAAATCATAATGCCATGGTAAACAATATCCTACGCTTTCATCTTCTTTCAGATATGGAATTTTACCCGTCGTGTCAGGATTTTTCCCAAATTTACCGTATAAACAATTCAGCATGTCCTTTGCGTTTTGTTTTTCAGATGGCGTTTTAGCGTTGACTTTTGCTTGACCCCATTTGTTAATATAATCTGTGAATAGATTATTTGACGCTCTGAACTTTAAACCACGCACTAATTCAAGGTCGAAAATATCATAGTGATCATAGAACAGTTGAAGATCAACCGAAGTTAATACCATGGCTACTTGTTCGTCCTGCCCTGCGCTATTTACTGATGATGTTAGATATTCCGTTGCACAGTTTCTAAAAGCGAAGTTATTTTTTAGCTGTATTGTCGGAATGTGATTTTTCTTCAAACGAAATCTACAACGAAGATATTGGATAAATAATGGATAATCTTTATCATACTGATATTCTCCCGTGTAGGCTACAGGTTGCCCGAACGGTAAGGTTTCTAAAAGCATGCGTGAAGGGTAAAGGCTGTTGACATCATAAACAATTCCCTTTTCAATTTTCTTATCTTGGAAACGAGGATTAACCCAAACAAACCCGCCTTTATAGCTTTGTCGTATGTCTTTGTCAAGTTCTAAATCAAGGATAGGAAACCATTGATCGAATGTTTTTTTGCCTATAATTTCTTTGTAGTCATTTAAAGCGTCACTGGCTCTTGTCATTTTAACAAGACCTGCATTGAATTTACCTTGAAGTGCTAATGCAATGATGATGACATCATTTTTTAAATATGCTATTTCTTTTTCAGTAAGGACATGACCAATTTCTCTGAACTCGTCATAGTCGATAGAACCTTTCAGCTTTTTTATGCCTAGTTTAAAGTCACGGGCGATTTTATCAACAGAGAAAGGAAACTTTTTCATTGAATCATAAATCGTCATTGTCTTTCCTGTTTGAAACCATATTTTTAATGAATAGAAAACCCCCGTTTGGGAAATGACAGTGGTAAATCCTTTTCGTTTCTTTTTGTCAGACCAGCTATACCCATGCGTAAACAACCAGTAAAGAATAAATTCAGTATCGAAACCTGCATTGTGAAACCAGTGTTGACTGTTTTCATTTTTGAAACGTTCTATAAATCCATCGAGTGTATTTCCATATTCAAACGAATTATAAGGGTCATCCACCAAACAAGACCCCCATGCCCAAACACGGCAATCTTTCTTGTCTGTCGTTGTTTCAAAATCGCTTGAATATACATTCATTGGCTAGTTAATCTATCCCATGTATTCAATACCCTTATTAATTTATCTGATTCTGAATAGTTTGGGTCACGTGAATAGTTGTAAGTGATACCAACCAGATCATCACGATAATAATGAGTCATAAATTCATCTAGTGGCATATCTTCTAGTTTTTTTGTTAATTCATCAATCATAGGGTCATCGCCCCATACTGTGGATAAAGAAGCGATATAATTTTCTTTGAATGTCTTATCCTTCTTTTCCCAGTAACTTTCTTCAACTTGTTCCCGAAGATTCATCAGTGTTCTATCCAGTTGTTCTTCACTCTTAATATCTTCTAAGCTATAATTGCGTTCCCGAATAGCGTCATATTTGGTATTGCCTAATCGAAGGGAAGATAACGAACGAGAGACAGCTCCAACTGTAACGCCCTTACCTTCGCCTCCATGGGTAAATTCTTCCTCTAAGACTTTTCCATATCGTTTTTTAACTATAGCGTTTCGATCACGAAGCATATTTTGAAGTTCTGTATACTTCTCGGCAGGAATTAATTCTCTTGTTCTTTTATTATAATAATAATGTGTTTTTGCAACTTCCTTTTGCTTTTCTAAGTAATTTTCAACTTGTTCTTTAGTCGTGAACTGATTTTTAGTTTTAACAGGCAACCGTACATTATAGCCTTTGGCGCGGAGTCTTCTTTCTTTGGCCTTAATGTTTCGGTTGATTCTGGTTATCTCTCTTTGATACTCCAAAGAAACTTTATATTTTCTAGGCATCGGTATTCCCTGCTTCCTTTTCTAATCCGAAATCCCCTATTTTCAACCTTACTGTAAAGTAAGAGATCAAATATAGGATAAAGATTGTTTGCGTTATCTACACCTAATCTATACTCTTTGTCCAGTCGATTTTGATAAACCTTTTTATTAAATCGTTCTGCCGTCGCTTTAGAAGAAAAATAAAACTCCAGTTCATCGCACAAGACAGAAGTATAAGAAAGTAGGGCGCTTATGTCACTATCAGCAATAGTAAGATAAACGCCCCTCCTTGTCTTATTTATTGCCCATATCGACGGCAACAGAAAGGAATTTATAGCCCTTTCTTCCTGTTTTCTGCATAACTTTCAATGGGATAGGTGGATTATATGGTGGCATACCAACAATCGGAAAGATAAGTTTTAATGCACTCATAATTCCAGTTGATACACAGCCATATGTTTTTCCGTTTTCGTCAATCAGAATAACGCGGGTCATTTTTACGTTTGCCCCCTCTGCGTCTGAATACATGTCAACCTGATGGGCAATTACGTCTGTAATTTTCAAAGTTTCACCGATATGATCAGATAAACTTTCATCCGTGTTTGAAATGGCATTAAAGATTAATGCTTTTTCTTCTGTCGTATTGGCATTGATAGAACAGTACATTGTACTGACTTCACCAGTCAATTCGTCAATGGCGTTAATTGTCTGTGTTTGCAATTCATTCATGTTTATTCTTCCTCACTTTCGTAATTTTCGCATTCTTCATAGGATAAACAATCTGCTTTGGCTTCTGCTAAGTCGACGGAAGCAATAATTTTACCTCTTTCACTGGAAACAAGTACAAGATCGGACATTTGCAAATTAAAAACGGTGCTAACTTCTTTTAATAAAGACTGATCACTTTTGAATGTACCATAAACTCTGAAATCCTGCGGAGGAGTTAGTGTTAAGGCATTGGTGTCTTCATCCCATTTTTTTAACTGAATTCGTGCGGTTGTAATTGAAATCTTCTGTTTTAATCTCATGTGTCTGTTCTCTCTTTCTAGGCCTATCGCCTATTATTATTATAAGCGGTATAGATAAAAATGTCAATGAAAATGTTCATGTAAACATGATATAATTATAATAAGGAAGGAGAATGACCATGTGGAAGCAAACAGATTTTGAAGCTTTTCTTGATCGATACGGCAACGGTGAAATTGATGAAAATGAACGCCTGAGATTGAGAGAGGAAGCCCGTGACAGCTGGGCAGAAATCGACAATGAGTTTATTGCTCGAGACAATCGTTACAACGATTTACAAGAAAAGTACATTAAGGCAACGGAACTCAATGTTGAGCTGTCAAGAAAGTTCAAACCGGCTGACAGTCGGAAAATGATGGATGAAGAAGAATCATCCATGGAAAAACTGATTTCAAAAATCAGAGGAAAGGATTAGAAATGGCAAAAATTACAAATCAAGAAATGTTGAATGCTGTTCGAGAAAATGCCAGTGCTGAATTTCAGCGTGCCATTCCGGAAGCAACAGCAGAAAACATTTTACAGATCGGACAGACGATCACCTCAAATCAGCCGTTATTGAATGAATTTGTGCGGTTGTTGAATCGAGTCGGACTTGAGATTATTGCAGATTATGAGGTAAAAAACCCTCTAGCTGAATTTGTTGAGGATTTACCGTTCGGGGCCTCGGTTGCGGAATGGCAGATTAACGTAGCAAAAGCGGAAGTTTATGACCCTTATTTACAGGGAAACGATTTATATAAACTGCGTATTCCTGACGTTGCGGAAATTTTCCATAATCGGCGCATTGAAGAAAAGTTCCCAGCCACATTGTTTAAAGTTGAAATTCGTAAAGCTTTCTTAACGGAGGGCGGTGTCTATGATTACTACAGCAGAGTAATGAAGTCTTTGTATGACGGTGACCGTTTCAAATTGTTTAAGGAAATGAAAAGCTTAATTAAGGAAGTAGCAAGTCAGGGCGGTTTATATACTGTAGTTATTCCTGAGATTAACTCAAAAGAAACCGCAGAAAATGCTGCTATTCAGCTTCGGGCAATCTCGGGGCAGATGGAGTTTTTATCTACTGAGTACAACTGGATGAAGCGAGACATGGCAACACCAATCCGAAATCAAGTCATCATTACGACACCAAAAACTCAGGCTTATATGGACGTTAACGTTTTAGCCAATGCGTTTCAGATGGACAAGGCGGACGTGTTAGCCCGTGTTGTTGTTATTGATGACTTCGATATGGCGAATGTCGCTTTTATGGTCTGTGACAGAGAATGGTTTAAAGCTTATTCTACTTATAAAGAATTAGCCATTGCGGAGGAAGCATCTAACGCATACTTTAATGCTTTCTGGCACCACAACAAAATTTTGTCTGTTTCTGGATTCCGTAATGCTGTCTTGTATGTTACAGCAACGCCTGTCATTACAGCATACAGCTTGACACCAGAAAAAGCGACGATTGAAAAAGGCGGTTATTTACAGGTCTACCCGATTGCCAGCGGTGAAAACTACCCATCTGCTCGTTCTACATTTGCGATTACAGGACAGACCAGCGCTAACACAGTTATGCATGACAATGGATTGTTAATTGTTGGCAAGGATGAAACAGCTTCAACCATTACGATTACTGGAACTTCTCAGGTAGACCCGACGAAGACGGCCACCTGTGTTGTAACGATCGCAGGTAATTAATTATGGCTGGCGTTTGCACGTGTGAAGCTTGGTTGATTGGAAATGTTCCGCTTGACCGCGGAAATGCCCACCAGCTCATTTTCCAATCCCAATCCGCACAGTTGAGTTATTTTCTCGGAAAGCAAGTCGCTCATATGGTCGAAGCGACCTATATTCGCAAAACAGGACAGTTGAGTTTTTCCGCTGAGGTTGACAACGTGGATTCTGCAAATTATCTTGTCTTTAAGAATAATGACTTTGACGGGCGATATTACTTCGCATATGTTCTTGAGATGGATTATACAAATCCGAACGTGACGAATGTCATGTTTGAAATTGATTCCTTCCAGACCTATATGCACGATATAGAATATTATTCAAGTTTTGTGGAATATGAACACAGCGCAAGCGACGAATTGTTTGAACACTTATTAGTCAACAACAATTTACCAACTGGCCCGACGATTGCAAGAATGCAGGATGGTTGGTCAGAAGTCGCTGAAACTCGGACACTTGTCGCAGTATCGAAAAAGTACAGCCCGGATTACAAACCTGAGACTTACGGCCCAGAAACGGAACGGCAGATCGGCGGAAGTATCGCTAATGTCTTTTCTGGAAATGCTTATTATGCCTTTAATGACGACCAGACGGAAGCCATTAAGGAATTGGTTAAAAGTATGGATGAGAAAGGATGGGGCGACGCAATATCTAATATTTGGATGGTTCCAGCTTTTACCGTAGGGGGTGCTGGTTCTGGAAGTTTAATCACTAATTTGCCGGAACAAACTCTTACAAAAAGCGTGGCCATGAATGTTTCAGATATCGACGGCTATGTTCCACGAAATAAAATTCTGTTTAATTATCCTTACAACTATCTTGTTGTATCGACTCAAAACGGACAAACAACAGAGCTGCGTTATGAACTGTTTACGGGCGGAAGCTGTGAGTTTCTAGCTGTCGGAACACCTCATTGTCCTGCGCAGGTACGTTGTACCCCTAGAAATTATGCTGGCCAGCTGATGGCGTTTGATAACTCGGTGGTTCTCTCTGGATGGCCTGTCTGCACGTGGACTAATGACGTGTATTCAAACTATGTTGGACAGAACTTTAATGGTCTAATGTTAGGCGGAGCTGTTGACGCTATTAAAGCGGTCGCTGGTCTAGGGATGATGGTCATGGCACCAGCTGGAGCAATGGGTTTAATGGGCGCTTCACTTATGGCTAGCGGTGGAATTGGTGTTGCTAGTGATTTAGCGGGTTTAGCTGATAAAGCAAACCGTCCTCCAATGTCCAGCGGACAGACGGGAACGGGTGCTTTGAACATGGCGAACAACTTTATGACCTTTGGTTTTTATCCTATGACGATTACAGCCGAATATGCGAAAATGATTGACGACTGGTACACTTGTTATGGCTACCCGACTATGAGATACAAAGTACCGAATTTATTTAGCCGTTCTAACTTCAATTATGTTAAAACCAAAGCTATTCATTTTGGAGGTTCGATTCCGTCAGAACATAGGGAAAAAATTTCATCCATGTTTAACAGTGGCGTTACTCTATGGCATAACGGTTCGACCATGTATCGGTATGATTTACCAAATGAGGTAACAGGCAATGGCGAAGAATAGAAAACGGCGTGGCGGTATTGTCTTAAATGATGTTACATGGTCAAACATTGCAACGATTCAAGACATTTATTTAATGCTTTATGAATATGTTGTCAATTTGATAAGCTTTAAAAATCTTCCAGGCGATATCTCGGAAAGGTATATTTTGCAAACACTTATTGAAAAAGGTGATGTTTGCTTCTACATTTCCCCATCCCTCAATAAGTTAGTCGCATTATATGCTGCGAATATCGAGGAAGAAGACATCTACGGAAATCCGCAAACAGTTATGACAAGTTCCCGAAATGGTTTGATTCACGAAATTGTAAGGATTCCAGAAGATGGAATTCTTGTTTGGGCGACAAAACCCCGTGTACCGATTGTCTATCGATTAAATATGACGGCAAAACGGCTGTTTAACATTAAGAGAACGATTGATGTCGTGCTAGCGCAAATGAGAGCGCCGAGAGTTCTTAGCGTTCCATCCAATCAACGGCAGACGGTACTTAATTTAATTGAACAGGTTGATGAAGCTAGGCCGTGGATTGTTGTTGACCAGACCTTTCAGGTTGACGCATGGAAAGACTTAGATTTAGGAACACAACCCAATTTACAACAACTTTATGACGCGTGGCGTGCAGAACTGAACAGTTTCTTTAATTACTGCGGAATACAATCCAGCATTGATAAAAAAGAAAGACTTGTCAGTAATGAATCACTTGTTATGAATGAACCAACCATGTTTGCGCGAAAGTTTATCTTTGAAGAGGTCCAATCTTGTATTGATATGGTCAATGAAAAATTTGACACTGAAATTGAAGTTGTCTTTAGTTCAGAATGGGCTAAAGATGAATTTGAACTGATACCGAAAGACGTTAACCTTCCTGTGGATGAAAGGGATGATTAATTATGGCACAGTATACATTAACACTGGACACTTTATCAAGGATCATCTTTGAAGCTACAGGCAACAAGAACGGAACAAAGAAAGATAGACTTCAAGCATTGATTCACTGGCTTACCTTGGATGACCCTGAAACGTATGTAATTGAGATTGAGGAACACCGTAAAATTTTAAATGAAAAAATTCTGAATCACTATTGGTGGCGTGAAATTGGACTTGAAACACCTCAAATGTTTAGAGACAGATTAGTTGCGAAACTCAACGAAATTATGCCATACTACAATCAACTGTATCGCTCGGAACTGATCGAGATTGACCCCATCAATCCGGTTAAGTACAAGGAAACTACCGATAGAACTTTAAAGAATGAACACACAGACGGAACAAAGGATATTACAGACAGCACAGGGAAAACCGAAACGCATGGGTCAACGACTCATGATGATTATCCAAGAAGTCAGAATATCGCAGATCGAGATTATGCGACATGGCGTGATCATAAGCAAGAGAACTACAGCGGAGAAAGCAACGCTACAAGAAACGTTGACAATCAAGGCAATTACACAGACAGCGAAGACATTACTAAAATCCGGGAAGGAAACTTGAACTTCCCACAACAAACTTTACTAACGCAATATCGAGCTACATTTCTCAATATTGATATGCAAATTGTAGATGAGTTGAACGAATTGTTCATGCTTATCTACTAGAAAGGATAACTATGGATGAAGTAACCAAAATCCAGAAAACCAGTCTTCCCGATTTTGTGAGCCCTTTAAGAACCAGCAACAACATTCCCGTGTATACGCATGTTGTTCCCCTTGTTTTAGAAGACTCTATGCAAATGTGGGAACAGTTTAACGTTCTGGTTGCAGACTATAACAGACTGGTTGACTATTACAATTCCCTTGTCGGTTATGTCAACACGACAAAAGATGAATTAACGGATGAGTTTAACAAGTTTAAAGAAGACTTGGTTGAAACTCAGAATAAATTCATGGCTGATATGACGGCTGCATGGAACAACCAGCAAGCTGACTATGAACAGTTCAAAAATGACGTTAACATTGCGATCCAAAACTTCATTAATTCAATTACTGCACAGTTTGAAGAATTTAAAACCAATGTGCAAAATCAAATTGACCAGTTTGAAGCCGAGGTTAATCAGAAACTTGCGGATCAGGATACCAAAATTAATGATTTCATTACAGAAATGAATGGAAAGTTTGAGCAGTTCAAAAACGATGTTAATGCTTCAATCACCGCCATGCAGAATCAAATTAATGAATTTATTGCTAACATGAATCAGTGGAAGCAAGAATTTATTGGCGAAATGAATACATGGAAAGCCAATCTTGAGAAAGAATGGACAGACTGGAAAACAGAGACGGAAGCCGATTTGAATCTCTTCAAAGAAAATCTAACGAAGGAATGGACAGACTATCAAACGCAAATGAACGCTGATTTTGAAACATTCAAAACTCAGATTCAATCACAGTTTGAAGCGCTGGAAACTTCGCTTTGGGCAGATTATTCAAGATTGAAAGTGGAATTTAATGAAATGTGGTCTTGGATAAAAAATGCGTCAGAGGATAACAGTACACTTTATTTTGATGAAGCGGGGCATTTTAAAGTCAAAGTCACTGCACCAATCTTAGTAAATTCCACAACGGGAAGCATTGAGATTAAAACGGGTGAAGGATTGTATTTGAATGCTTTAAATGAAAATAGCCTTGATGCGATTATTGGCTATGAGGAGGTAAATAATGGCTGAAAAAATTGTTCAACTGAAAGATAACCAAACATCCGATATTTTAAAACCTGTTCCCGCGATTGCCACGACAAGCAGAATTGGCGGAGTTATGCCTGTAGCTAAAACAGATGGTATGATTGTTCCAGTAGGCATGGACGCTACGGGTAAATTGTTTACAACATCACATGATATTGATCTTGATCCTAATGGTGCTATTGTCGATGGTGTCACTGGCTACAAAGTACAGGTAGGAGACGGATTAATCATTGAGTCAAATAGACTGTCTGCAGTGATTGGTTATGAGGAAGTCACAGTATGAGTAAAGTTATCCAGTTAAAAGACAACAGAACGAATGAAGAATTGAATCCAATTCCTTCTTTAGCGAAACCGACTATGGTCGGTGGGGTTATTCCTATTGCCAAAACTGCAGTAATGACCCAGCCCGTTGGAATAGACGAAGCAGGGAAATTATTTACAGAACCTACCGGGGGCGGAGAAGTTGTAGTAGACCCTATAGGCGGGTTACAGGAAACCGCTTCCGGCCTAGGCATAAAAAGAAATACAGAAGCGTATGGTGGTTCTGGACTTCTTGTGTCGAATAATGGTCTGAATACCGAACTAGCCGGGGACGGTGTTCGAGGGACGTTCATCGGAACTGTTAAAACTGATGAACAGACAGAACCGGTCGGAATCGGGTCTGATGGTAGACTTTATACCAAACCAATTGTTGAACCAGAAGAAATCACCATTGACCCGAATGGCGGACTTCAAAATTCAAGCAGTGGGTTGGGGATTAAAGGAGACTCTTCAGCTACTGGCGGTCCCGGTATTCGAGTTGGGGAAGGAGGGACTTATATTCCTTTAGCTTCTCTAAATACCCGGGGCGGATTTATTGGCGTTAACAAGACAGAAACTCAAACTGAACTTGTTGGAATTGGTTCAGATGGGAAAATCTACACCAACCCCATTCCCAAGTACGCAATTAACCCGCTTAATTTCTATTTGGACCCTGAAAATGGTAATAATAGTAATGATGGTCTTACTATCGATACACCATTAAAAACTTTTAGTGCATTAATTGCAAAAACCCCAGAATTTATAACGCAGGTGGCTATTTATGTGACTGGTACTTTAACTGGTGATTTATCTATAAATAATCACATTGATAACGTTTACATTGCCTCGACATCACAAGATAATTTTAATTTAAACGGTACAATATGGAATCAGTTTTCTAAGAATATCACACTTAGAAGGGTAACTATAGACCCTTCCGTGAAAACACTATTTAGAACATCGTGTGATTGTTCTTATAATCTGGTAGACTGTACGTTTAATCAAACCTATGACAATTCAACCGATAGTCCTTCTGATAAATCATTAATAAGGGCAACAATGCAGTGCGGAAGAATTGGGGTTAATATTCAAGGTGGCCAATTTGATATTAACGCACTTCTATTTGCTTCGAGCTTTGTTCAGTTATTAGATATCTCGTTGCTTACGCCTAATTCCGCGTCTAAAATCGCTAAAAATTTAAGCAATAACACGATAGGGATTAATAAAACAGGGCAGATTCATCAAGTAATTCTTCCAGAAGAATCATTAATGACTAATATAACAATGCCTACTGTTTATACAGGTGCTAGAGAAAGTTATATTATAACTGGAAATAATATTATGCCCTTCCAAACAACTAATACCGCAAGTGATAGTTTCACCAATGTGTATACAAATATCATTCAGGGTTTGAAACTAAATGGACAATTTGTTCAGGCACAATTTTCTTTCTATGGCACTACCACAAAAGCGTTAACCATTTCTGACGCGTCAACTGTTCTCGGAACTTCCAGCGGACTAAAAGGTTCTTTTGTCGCTATCGGATTGATGAATTATAACGCTCAGAAATACCCTGTGTCCGTTCAAGTTAACAACTCCGGGAATATTGAGTTATACCGTGTAGGGTCAAATAGCATTGCTATTGAATCCGGTAAGACGATTAACATTTCTGCAATCGCTGTAAATTATGGAGGGGTAGTATAATGAAAAGCATTCTCTATCAGATTAAAAGCGTTCCAGTAAATACGATCATTGCGGGGGTGGGCGTTCTGCTCACTTCCCTCTTTGGCTCGCTGGACACCCCTCTGAAAGTTCTTCTGTGCTTTATGGCTTTAGATATTCTGACTGGAACAGGTCAAGCGTTCATTAATAAAAATGTCAATTCTTCATGGGTAACAGGTATTTTCAAAAAAGCCGGGATTCTTGTCTGCGTGATTATCGGCGTTCAGCTGGACGCCATGACAGGTCAGACTAACATCTTCCGAGCGGGCGTTTGCTATTTCTTCGTCAGTAATGAGGGGATATCCATCCTTGAAAACTTAGGAAAAATGGGTGTAAAACTACCAGCATTTCTGACTGACGCTTTAGAACAACTACAAAATAAGGAGGAAATCAAAAATGAAAATCATTGATATTTCATCCCATAATGGTTATATCGATTTTGAAAAAGTCAAAGCCGATGGTGTAGAAGGTGTGATTATTCGTGCTGGTTATGGTGTTCAAGAAGACAACCGTTTAGTAGAGAATATTGAAGGTTGCAAAAGGGCTGGTCTTCCCTTTGGGTTATATCTTTACTCGTATGCCACAAGCATGGACAGCGCCGTTGCGGAAGTCTGTTTTATGCGTGAGACCATACGTAAATATGATTTATATCCTGAATATCCTATTTATATTGACATGGAAGACGCTGACAATTATAAGCTGAATAAGGGTAAAAGCCTTTATAAATTTCCTGAACTCTATACTTCAATCTGTCAATATTTCTGCCGTGAACTGGAAAAAGCGGGATTCTATGTCGGCGTTTACGCTTCGGAATCTGTGTTTCAGTCCGTTCTTGGTAAAGAAGAATTGCAACCCTATGATAAATGGGTAGCAAAATGGTCAACAGTAAGTCCGAATACAAAAGGGAATATGTGGCAATATACTAGTGATGGGAAAGTTGAAGGAATCAGTGGTAGAGTAGATATGAATATCGCTTATGTAGATTTCCCAATCCTCATGCGTATGTATGGCCTGAACGGCTGGAAAGTCGAAGACTCCCCAACCTATGAATATACAATCAAGACAAAGGACGACACACTAGGCAACACATTAGACTCAATGGGAATTGAATACGACGTAAAAATCATAGACTAAAGGGGATTTTTGGGGTATTGAAATTTTGATACCCATACCCCTATTTTTCATTCTTTAACATTTCAGAAAATTAAAAAATTAGCTGAGAAAAAATTCACAAAAAGTTTCATTTTTGGAAAAGAAAAACTTTAATTCTAGTGAGGTAAAATATGTGGTATAATGCAGATGAATTATGGTCTAGAAACAGCGTGTTTAATTATGTCATGGGCACTCGTGGCGATGGTAAAACTTACGACGCTAAGAAAAGAATGATCAATCTATTCTTGAAAAAGGGAAAGCAGTCCATTTATTTACGGCGCTACAAAAGTGAGCTGAAAAAATTGGATACTTTTTTTGATGATATCTATCAAGAATTTCCGGGGCATAAAATCGAAGTGAAAGGATTAAAATTTTACATTGATGACAAAGAATTTGGATTTGCAGACAAACTTTCCACGTTTGGAAGCATAAAAGGCGCTACTTTTCCTAACGTTGATTTAATCTACTTCGATGAGTTTCTTATTGAAAAAGGGTCAAAAATGTTGTATTTAACAAACGAAGGTGATGCCCTTATGTCATACTGCTCGACCATTTTTCGAAAGAGAAAAGGAGTAAAAATGATAGCTTTGGCAAATTCTACAAGTCTTCTCAATCCACACTTTTCATATTGGGGAATATCGCCAGACCTCAACAAAAGATTTAACAGCTACTTTGACGGGCTTTTAACTGTAGAACGTTTTGACAGTCCAGAATATACTCAAAGTCTTGCTGATAGCGATTTTGGAAGGCTCATGTTAAAATCACCTTACAGTCAAATGGCTGTGCACAATCAATTTGCCGAGGAAAGGGATGTTTTCATGGGTGGAAGATCGAAAAGCTCTACTTATCTATTTGGTTGTACATTCAGAGGCCAAGAAGTAGGTTTTTGGATTGATTACAAAGAAGGCTATATTTACGCTTGTTCCAGCGTGGACAAAACCCAGCCCCCTTTCTTTTCTTTAGATACCAACGACCATACAACACAAACCATTCTTTACAGTAAAAAGGGGGATGGATTCTATTTTCCGCAAATTATCAACGCCTATTCCAATGGTTTCTTAAAATTTGAAAACCCCTATTTGAAAGGGGTAGTCATTTCAATTCTTCATAATTTTTCTATTCGATAACTTCGCAAAATGTCAAAGGTCTTATCTCGTTTTCATCCATAGCAAGACACGTAATATAGCAACAAATATGCTTTTCTTTGTATTTGTGATTGACCTCAACACGAGACAAACAACATATACAAATCCCTAAATCATTATGAATCAGATCATCAACTAGTGTATAATCACATGTTTTATACTTAGTCATGACAAACTTGCCATCTTGAAGTAAATAAACTTTAGTTACCATAGTATTCCCCTATCCTTTCCAAACATTGATCAAATGATTCTTGCTTTTCAAATCCGTTTACCAGTTCATCAAGCATGTTCATATACACGGTTAATCCTAACACCTGATCTGTATCTAATTCGCGCTGGATCGCTTCCGAGTAAACCAGCTGGCCAAGCAAAGCCTGCTGACATTTTGACATACTTATAAAGTAGGACATAAATTCAATCATTTCATCATTTTTCATCAAACATGCCCTCTAAATTCGTCAATCTATACAACTTATCCGTATTTAATTCTTTGGCATAAATACAAACAATATTCCGTCCAACATACGATAATAAAATTTTATTTTGTTCACAATTAAGATCATTCGATAAAAAATATAATTCGTCGTCCTGACCATAACCGTATTTAAAACAAATTACATATTTAAAATGCTTTGAGCGTTCAATAAGTTTATTATACTCCCGGTTTATATCAAATAGAAAGAAATCTGGAATATACCATGCAACTTTTCCTAGTCGCTTAATACCAATCTTATCAAACTCACCATCTCTACCCGCAGATTCCCAAAAGTATAATCTTGCAATCCTTTCTATTTTTAGTTCAGACACCTGTAAATCACGAATATCTTTCTGGCCGATTAAATTCTTATGAGTTATTGTTATTACCATATTACAACGCCTCCTTTCTAATTTGATTCACAACTTCTAATTCTTCCTCACAAACTTCAAACCATTTGTTTTCCTCAATATTCCTTATGTATATCGTTTGGATTTCTTCAAAACCATACTCGTCACCCATTAATGCAGCTTCTTCATCAATATTTAATCTTCTTTCTGTTGAGATAAATGCAACCTGACCACCTTCATAAACAGCACAATAATAATATTTAGCCTCTAATAAACGAATTTGAGAACATGTCGCCTTATAATACAAATTGATTTGCTCACAAAGTCTATATGATAAATGTTGATTATCAACCCATCCATTAACAAACAACTGGACATCTTCGCCATGCCGTAAATAACACCATCTTGCAAAATTACCAGGTCCACAAACTCTGAACGGAGGTTTAACCGCTTTCAACTCAACGTCCTTCTTGCTAATAAATTCAATATAATTCATCATTTTTATTTACCTTCCTTTTCTTCTAATGCAATTTCAATATCAGCGTAAATCAATAATTCCAAAAATGTTTCAAATCGATATTGGTCACCGTCGCTAATCCATGCACGAATCTTTTCTACATGTTCAGACTTAAAGTCAACTCCTTCTTTTAACCCTGCTTCAACAATCTGTTTTCCTGTGTTCATGATGTCGTCTACGGCTACTAAATAATCATGCTTATTCGTTACAATTCTAAGAATCTGACCATCTAATTCCAACCATTGATTCAAAGTCATTTCTCTTTTCATTTATTTCACCTCACTTTCTTTTTTGTTTTCAAGATAAATCTGAATTTCTTCATTTAAAGTGCTTAATGTTAACTGGCTTAATTCACCAAATTCCCCGCTTTCTAGCGCTTCATATGTCAATGATACAACTTCTTCACTGGTAAGATCAATATGATTACTTTCAGCCCAATCACAAATTTCTTTAACATATGACATCATTTTACTGTACTCTGCAAATACACCGTAACACTTTTTATAATCTGCGCTTGTCATAAAACTGATTGTAACTAATTCTTTACTCATTGATTAACCCTCATCTTTCCTGACCCCTTAAGGTCAAGTATATTGTCTCATAAATAATTAGTTTTGTAAAGAGTTTTATTTAAAATTTTTGCAGTTATTTTTTTCACAAATAGGCCATGCGATTCCGCCCCAGCCGGCCTCGGACTGATCAGCTTAATATATTAAGTAGCGTGGCTGGCCTGCTGCAAAATGCCCCGTACCGTGTCCAAACTCAACTGAATGTTCCGGTGCCTCACCCGGCGTGTTTAGTAATACTGAACTTTTGTTTAGTCCTACCAAACCATGCCCGGGGAAAACGGTACCGGAAATTTCCTCTCACCA